AGCACATGATCGTCCGCGTGGGTGGTACTGAGGCAGACGTTCGGGTGGAGGCCGTGATGAGCGTCCCCCGGCTAGGGTTTATGTCGAACTTCTACACATGGGCGCAGGCGCTCATGCCGCTCGGCATTCGGCCCACAATGATGCAGGGCGCTTTTTGGTCCCAATGCCTGTCGAGGGTCTGCGAGAAGTTCGTAGACAAATGCGAGTACCTTCTCGTTATCGATTACGACAGCGCGTTCAGCCGCGATGATCTTGAACAGCTATTCGCCCTTGCCATGACGTTCCAGTGCGACGCGCTCGCCCCGCTGCAAACAAAGCGGGAAGACGGCAGGCCGATGTTGACCTTGAAGGGCACGCTCGAAAACCCGCCCGAGGGCGGCAAGACAACGCTGCCGAAGGAATGGTTTGCCGAGCCGGTGCAGGAAGTGGACACGGCGCACTTCGGCTGCACCATCCTGAGCACGGCCGCCCTGAAGCGGTGCAAACTGCCGTGGATGCAGGAACTGCCCAACAGCGACGGCACCTGGGAGGAGCAGCCCAAGACGCCGGGCGATCCGAACTGGCGACCCCGGCGAGATGCCGACATCGCATTTTGGGTCAACTGGCGAGAAAGCGGAAACCGCTTATTCGTCACACCACGGGTGTGCATCGGCCACGGCGAGTATGTCTTCACATGGCCCGGCAAAGACCTCGGCAAGCCCGTCTATCAGCACGCCACCGAATACTGCAACACGATGCAGAAGCCCGAAACTGCATGGAGCGTGCCCCAATGAAGAAACTAAGGATGCTGCGTTCGTTCCGAAGCTACCGCGCCGGGCAGGTGGTGGAGATCCCCGGCGGGCTCGCTCAAGAGTTGATTGCCAAGCGGTTCGCGGTGGAGGACCGGCAGCAGGAGTTGATCGAGACGGCCGCCGTCGAGCACGACTTGGAGACGGCCGACGCCACGCCCAAGCGGAGAAAGCGAAAGTGATGTACCGCAGCCTCAGCCGCCAAACGCCCCCCGCCGTGGAGCCCGTGACGCTCTCCGAGGCGAAGGCCCACTGCCGCATCGACAGTACCGCCGACGACGCTTATGTGGCCAGCCTCATTACGGCAGCCCGCGAGTGGTGCGAGCAGTACTTAGACCGCACGCTGGTCTACACGCAGTGGGTGATGAGGTTCGACCGATTCCCCACCTCGGGCATCGAGGCGATGGAGCTACCCCGCCCGCCGATGGCCGTCGCTGGCACGGCCACGGCCGTGTCGCTCACGTTCACGGCAGACGGCGGCACGACCGGCACCTACGCCGTTGAGCAGTTCCGCGTGGATCGCCAATCGACGCCGGGCACGGTGCTGCCGATCTACGCTGGCACCTGGCCGCCGCACCGGATCGACGCCGGGGCGCATGCCGTGACGTGGTGGGCTGGCTACGGGAACAGCGGGACCGACGTGCCCGCCGCGATCCGCCACGCCATCTTGATGCTCGTGGGCATGTGGTTCGAGCGCCGCATGGCGGCCGACTCCATGAGCGGCGACGAAATCCCGTTTGGCGTGAAGTCGCTCCTCGACTCGCAGCGATGGGGCTCTTACCGATGATCGACCCCGGCAAGCTCCGCGAACGCATTACCGTCCAGATCGCCAGCGGCAGCACCAATGCCCTTGGCGAGACGGTGCTGGCGTGGAGCAATTCCTCGGCCGTCTGGGCGAGCGTGGAGGGCGTGAGTGCCCGTGAAGCGTTGCTGGCCGGGCAGCAGGAAACGAGCGTAACGCACCGTCTGCGGCTGCGTTACCTGCCGGGCCTCACGCAACAGATGCGGTTCGCATGGCGGGGCCGCACGCTGGAGATCGTGAGCCTGCTCGAACACGGCAACCGCAGCGAGCACGAGGCCATTTGCCAGGAGCAGCAGTAGATGGCGAAGCCGAAGCCTGACTCCACGCTCCGCGTCGATATGTACTTCCCCGACATGGAAGAACTGCGGGGCGAGCTCAAAAAGTTGCCGACCAATCTGGCCGCCAAGCACTTCGGAGCGGCGCTGCGGAAGGCCGTTCAGCCGGGGCTCACGGCCCTGCGGCAGGCCACTCCGAAGGGGCCGACCGGCAACCTGCGGAAAAGCATCAAGACCAAGGTGAAGACCTACCCCCGAAACGGCACGGCCGTGGGCATGGTGGGCTACTCGTGGGGCGGCGAGAACAAGGGCTACCACCAGGGCTTCATCGAGTTCGGCACGAAGGAACGTAAGACGAAGGGGCCGGTGGCGTCGAGTTTTAAGAAGCGCGGACAGTTCACCATCGCCCGCCCGCGAAAACTCGGCAAGCCACCGAAGAACCTCTTCGGCGCGGCAGGTGACCGCTACGCCGCCCGCTACCGCTCCAGGCTGAAGGTGCAGACGAACCCGAAGTATCCGAAGGCGTTCTTCAAGCGGGCCGCCGCTGGCGAGGTCGTGAAGCTCGGCAAGATGCCCATCGGTGGCCGCACGGGCGTGCCCCCGGTGAAGACGGCCTTCAACCGGGCAAAGCCAGCGATGGAGGCCGAGCTTCGCCTGCAGCTCGGCGCCCGCATCGAGAAGGCCTGGGCCGAGCTCGAAGGCCGCACGAAGCGCGGGCTTCAGACCACCTACAACTCGTACCGGGAAAAGAAGATCCTCGACCGGCTCTTCGGCTAGAGAGGCCACCCCATGAAATCCCCCGAAGCCGTTCTCCGCAGCGTGCTCGTGACGAACACCGTCACGTCGTCCATCGTGGGCAGCCGCGTCTTCCCGCTCTTGGCCCCGAAGACAGCGGCCTTGCCGTTCGTTATCTGGCGGCGCTCGGGCATCAGCCGGGAGCACACGCTGGCCGGGCCGATGGGCGTGCCAAACGTGAGCGTGGAAATGCAGTCTTTCGCCACCACCTACGAGGACGTGCGGGAACTGGCTGACCGCGTGCGTCTGGTTCTGGATGGCTACGGGGGCACTCTGAACAATACAGAAGTGAAGCATGTGTCGCTGGAGCAGGAATCCGACGACTTCGTGCAGCTGGCAGGCGGCGACCTTCCGCCGGTGTACCAAGTAACTCAGACCTTTAACGTCCTCTGGCAGGAGACTTAGCAGATGTCAGCAACGCCGCATGATGGATCGGGCACCACGTTCTCGTTCGGTGGCACCGCGTTCACCGTCACGAACATCGTCGTGAGCAACACGGACCCGGCCGCCGATGACACCATTGACGTGTCGCATCTCGGCCTGACCACCGGCAACAGCGTCCGCACCATCCAGCGCCCTCTCCAGGGCTCGGCGACCGACACCGGCCGCGAGGTGGTGGTGGACTACCTCGGCACGAACATCATCAAGGACGCCAGCACGGGCACGCTCGCCCTGACTGTCGGCAGTGTGGCAGCGATCAGCACGGCTGCCACTGTGGTTTCGTCTACGCTGACGTTTGCCACAAACGACGCCGTTCGAGGCCAAGTCACCTTTAAGGTCGGCCGCTACTAAGCCTGACGGAGGCCCGTCATGGCTAGCGAGTGCGCGGGCGTTACGGCTTCGTGGGACTCCACGAACTTCGGCGAGGTCGTGGAGATCAAGGTCAACGCGGGCGGCAGTCTGCCGCTCGCGCGGGCGAGCACCTGGGCATTTGACGTTGGCACTATAGATATCTCGTGCCTGAGCACTGCCAACGTCTCGCTGGCCCAATACGGCAAGAAGTCAACGCTGTCTATCACTGGTGGCGGGCTGACCTTCTCCACGAAAGCCGTCTGCGAGCGGGTGCAACTCTCGGGCAAAGTCAACGACATCGCACGGTATGCGGTGACGTTCAAAATCACGCCCGAATGAGGACACACGCATGGCACTGACGGCAGACCAGATCCTGGCAGCAAACGACGCATCGCTCCTCGAAGTGAAGGTCAAGGAGTGGGGCGGCAGCGTTTTCGTTCGCGTGATGAGCGTCTCGGAACGCGACGCCTACGAGCGCATGTGGATCGGCAAGAAGGAAACGGGCATCGAAAACTTCCGCACGGAGTATCTCCAGCGGGTGCTCTGCGACGAGAAGGGCAACCTTCTCTTCACGCGGGAGCAGATCGAGAAGCTCGGGCAGAAGTCGGCGGCCGTGATGACGCGGCTGTTTGATCGAGCCATGAAGCACAACGCGATGAGCGAAGCGGACGTGGAGGAGTTGGCAAAAAACTAAACGCCCGCCCGCTGCGACGGCTGCTGTTTCGGCTGGCGGGTCACTTAGGCATGACGGTCGGCGAGTTGTCCATGCGGATGGACAGCCGAGAACTCACGGAGTGGATTGCTTACACGAGGTATTTCGAGGCTATCCCTGACTCGTGGGCGGAAACGGGGTTGCTCGCCAGTGCGATCCTTGCCCCCTACGCCCAGAAGGGGAAGGCACCGCAGGCCAGCGATTTCATTCCGATTGAGAAGCCGCCGCAGCACACGGACCAGATGAAGGCGGAACTGCAAAAACTGTTAGGAACCCTCGGGCAATAGCAATGGCGACGATTCTCGGACTTGCGATGAAGGTGACGGCGGACGCTTCAAGCGTCCCGAAGTCGCTCACGCAGGCCGAGCGTGCGCTGAACAGTTTGCAGGCGCAGGTGGACCGGGCCACGAAGGTCTTCGCGCCGTTCACGGAAAGCTCTGCCGCAGCGGCTCGCGCCCAGGAGCAGTTTGCCGAGCGGTTCGCCCGGCTGGCGGATCAGTTGCAGGCGGACACAATCAAGCCGCAGGAATACGCGGCGGCGTTTGCCCAACTGACTGAAGAAGCCAAGAGGTCGGCCGAGGCGTTTGCGGAAGGCATCCGCATCCAAAAGCAGTATGGCGACCAGGCGAAGGTGGTGGCCGACGAGATCGAGCGGCTCGTGGAACTTGAGCGGCTCGGGGCGATTGACCAGACGGCGCTGAATAACGCCGCCATCGCAAGGCTTGGCCTCGACAAGCAGACGGCAGACTCAGCGCGGGCCAGAGCCGACGCTGTTGCAGCCGCCGAACGCAAGCAGTCCGAGGCGTTTGCGGAAGCCCGCAGGACTGAGGAGCAGGCGGCCGCCCAAGCGAACCGCCAGCGGGCATTGCTGGAAGCCGAGGCGGATGCGATTCGCCAGCGGAACCTGACGGCCCAGGAGCGATTCGATCAAGAGGTCGGCCGCGCCAGAGTCTTGGAAGAGGCCAACCTGCTCACAAAGCAGGAGTTCAACCGCGAACTGCAACGCCAGGCCGACCTGTTCGCCGAGGCCACGATTGCCGCCAACAGGTCAGGCAAGGCGATCGAAGATGCTGGCAAGCAGGGGGTGCTGAAGTTCAACGAACTGACCGGCATCCTGTCGGCCCTGCCCGGCCCGATTGGCAATGTGGCCGGTCGGCTCTCGGGTCTCGCGTCGGCTGGCGAGGGCTTGGCGAGAGTGTTCTCGGGCGGCCTCCAGAACGGCCTCGCCAGCATCGGGGCGAGCGTGGCCGGGCTCGTCAATCCGTTCACCGCCGGGGCGGCTGCGTTCGCGGCGCTGGGTGCCGGGGCCGTGGCGGCTGGCCGCAACCTCGTGCAACTCGAAGGCGAGGTCGAGCGGCTGGGGCAGTTGGCGGATCGCGTCGGCGTTTCCTTCTCGTTCATCCAAGTGCTTGAAGCGGCGGCCCTGCAAACCGGCACCAGCGTCGAGCAGTTGGGCGGCGGGTTCACCCGGTTCCTGCGTGCGGTGAACGAGGCCCGCGACGGCACGAAGTCGGCCGTCGAGGCGTTCAAGAACCTGCGGATCAGCACCGACGCCGTTCGCGACGGCAACCCCGAGACGCTCTTCCAGCAGGCGGCGCAGGCGTTGGCGCAGATGCCAGATCCCGCCCAGCGCACGGCCACGGCCATGGCGCTCTTCGGGAAGAGCGGGGCCGAACTGCTGCCGGTGATCGGGCAACTCGGGGCGGCGGCGGCCGACCTGGAGCGGCTCGGCGGGGCGCTCACCGATCAACAGCGTGCCGACATCGACGCCTTCGGCGGGGCGATGGATCGCGTGGGCGTGGCGTCGCAGGGGCTCTACCGGCAGATCACGGCCAACTTCGCCGGGATGGGAACGGCTATCGCCAGCTCCACGGCCGAGTCGATTGGCTCGCTTAATCGGTTTTTGAAGTCGCTTGATGACACGGCCAGCAGTAAAACCTGGCTCGGTTTTCAGAAGTCTGCCGAACGGCTGAAGTTTGACGAAGAAATCATCGCCAGCCGCGAGCGCCTAAGAAAGGCAACAGAAGACCTCGCCAAAATCCAAGTCCCGCAAATTGTTTCTGACGGCGAATTTCAGGCGGCGCAGAAACTCGCAAAGACATTTGAGGATTTGAAGGCTGCATCTGAAGACTTTGGCGCGAATCAAGAACTTGCAGCTGAAGCGGCAGGCAAGGCAATCGACCTCTTTACCCGAGAGGCCGAGGCCGCTGGCATGTCGGCCGATAGCATCAAGGCTTTCACGGAATCAGCAAACGCCGACTTCAAGCGGTTTATGGATGGTCTGAATGAAGTTGCGAAAGAATCGCAGAGGGCGGCGGCTGCGGAGGAGCAGGAAAACGCCGCCGCCGCCAAGGCCGTTGAGACGGTGCGGGCGCAGTTGAACGTCGCCATCGAAGACTCGGCCCGGTTCGGCCAGGCCGGATTCGACGCGGCCCTGAAGTACCAGAACGCGATCGGCGAACTTGAACAGCAGTTCGGCAAGCGGATCATCAACGAAGCCACGCTCAAGCAAAACGCCGCAGCGGCCGCCGCCGAGTACCAGAAGCAAGTCGATGCGTTCACCAAGATCGAGCAGTTGCAGCGGAACATCGCCGCCGCCGACGAGCAGCGACTTGCCCAACTGGTGGCCGCGCAGCGGGAGACGAAGCAGGTCGAGACCGATCTGGAGTTTGTCCTGCGGCAGCAGAAGCAACTCGTCGAAGAGATCGCCGATGCCCGCGAGCGCGGTGCCGTCATGGCCGCCGACGCCGCGACGGCCCGGCTGGCCCAACTCGACCAGATCCAGGCCAAGCTCGAAGAGCAAGAGCAGGCTCTTGAGCAGGGCTTCGGCGACGGGTTCGCCAGGGCGTTTGAAGCCACAGACAAGACCATCGACGGCCTTATTGAAAAGGCCACGCAGTTCGGCAACGTCGGGGCACTCGCGGCGCAGGCTCTTGAGCAAGGCGTCGCCCGAGCCCAGCAGCAGGCCAGCGCGGGCATTCTGACCGCCGAGACGTACCAGCGCGAGGTGAACCAGCAGCAGGAGTTGTTTAATCAGCGACTCGCCGCCGCCCAGCGGGTCGAAGACTTCCTCGCGTCGAAGATCGACGAGCGGCAGCGGGCAGAACTGGAAGCCGTCAAGCAACTTGAGGAACGGAAGAAACAGGCGGCGGTCAATATCCAAGCCCTTGAGGCGAAGATTCAGACCGAGCAGAAGGCGATTGAGGAGGCCCGCGACAAGGGGCGACTGAAGGACGCTCGCGCCGGGGTGGAGCGGGTCAAGCAGCTAGAGCAAGCCCGCCGCCTCGAACAGGGCATCGTGGACGGCCGCGTTCAGGCCAACCGCCAGCAAGCCCAGCAGTTGCAGCAGGGCAGCAGCGCCGCCCAGCAGTTCCAATCGCTCGTCGCCCGCCAGAACGACGCCTTCCTGCAAGGCTTCCAAAACGCCTACGCCGGGGCGAACGCCGCCCTGGCCCAGAGTGCCCGCGTCGCGGAGGAGCAGGCCCGCCGGATGGAGGCGCTGACGCGGCCGACGAACGCCAGCGTAAACGTCGCTGACATTCGCACCGCCGAGGGGCAGGCGTTGGTGCAGGACGTGGCCGCACAGGCCCAAGACCCCGCGCTCATCGAGGCCCGCCTCCAGACGCGGGCGCTCCAAGCCATCTCGCAGGCGGTGCTCGGTGCGTCCGCTCAGTATCTCTCAGAAAACAACGCGCCGGTGGCAATCGTCGGCGCAGCACGTTTAGGGTGATCCATGCCAGTTGTTTCAACTAAGGAGTTGGGCCGCACGTTCGACGCCGAGATCGGCAAGCCTTCCGTACTCAAGCGGAGGTGGATTTGCGTACTCTCCGACAACACGCTGACTGGAACGCCGGTCACAGAGGACGAGATCGTAGCCGCTACAGGCGTCGGCACATGGGGGACCGCGCACCCGCTGCGCTCGTGGTTTGTCCTGCGGAAGTTTTCGATACGCGAAGGCTTTGACGGCAGCCCCTATCACGTCGAAGTGACGGCCGAGTATGGCCCGATGCGGGTAGCGGAGTTGCAGGCTCCGACCGCTCGGCCAGCGGAGTGGAGCGCCGAGGCTACGCAGGGCGAGTTTCCGGCGCTCTTCTATTACGACGGCGGCACGACGAAGCCGCTGACGAACTCTGCGAACGACTACTTTCCCGGTCTAACGACTACGGAGTCAATCGTGCGGGCGACCGTGAAGCAAAACTTTTCGTCTTGGCCTTTCGCGTGGTTTGCGGCGAATAACTGCGTCAACAGCGATTTTTACTTAGGTTGCCCGCAGCACACGCTGCGAGTCAACGGCATCACCGCGAACCTTGCCTTTGAGGAGTCTTCGACGGGTACGGCTGCATATTACGAGGCGACTGCCACGCTGCTTTACCGCGAGAGCGGCCACAATCTGCAACTGCCCGACGTGGGTTTCAACTACATCGCAGACAGCGAAAAACGCAGGGCGCTGGTGTTCGATTTCGAGAATGCCGTATGGCTGCCATCGCCGAATCCCGTGGCGCTCAACGGCAGCGGTGGGCTGGCCAGCGGCGCACCGTCGATCCTCGACCGCCGCGTCTGCCCAGAGGCGAACTTCGGCGGGATCTTTGGAGCCTCGCCATGACGACGCCCCGCGACCGCGTACAGTTCACGCGTGAATCCGCCGAACGGATTGCAAGCGTGGTGCGTTCCGTCGAGTTGGCAACGCCGAGCGGGCGGCCGATGTCGTTTGAGCCTGTGCAGTCGCCGACGCTTTCCAAGCCGTTCCGCATGGCGACCTTCACGGCCGCGTGGGGCGTGGGCACCCAGCAGGTGCTGACGTTTCAGAACCAGACGACGACACCCAACACGGTGGCGGCCTTCAACCAACTCTACGACGTGGCCCCGCTCAACACGGCGCAGCCGCAGGTGTGTGCCATCGCCAAGGAAGGGACGGCGTGGTACTTCGTCAACACGCTCGACGACGGCGGCGAAGTGCGTAAGGGCAGTTTCACCGGCGCGTGGGGCAAAGGGGCAGCGAAGGCGGTTCAGTTTGCAGACGGCAGCACTGCCAGCGTTAGCAACTCGCTGTATGCCATTCCTAACGCATCTGGGTCGCGAGACTGCATTGCGGCGAAAATCGGCGATGCGTGGCAGTTGGTGAACGAAGGCCACGCCTGCGCCACAGGCAAAGACAAAGACTCCATAGCAAACGCGAGCGAAGAACTCAGCGAAAACTCGCAAGTGTTTCGCCTGCTGATCTCTCGCAGCGGCGGCGACTCGTGCATGAAATGGGTCGAAGTGAAGCCGATGACGGTCATCACGAGCATCCGGTTTGAGGACAATGGCAGCGGCCCGATCCTTAAGTGCAAGACGTGCAAGATTTGGGCACCAGCATTCGGATTGCAGGGCAACACTAACCCGATTGACGTCGGATCGGGATACATCGACGTGACGATTCCGGTCGCAAACTGCTCGGTGAGTTGATGGCATTTTTTTACAACTCTGTCACAAAAACATTCCTGTTTGCACCTAGGGAGACTCCACCCTACGTGCCTGGCGCGCCGGATGAACCGTCGTTTGGCCTCATTAGGGATGGCGACTTAGGCGCTAGGGACTGCTGCTGCTGCCCGTGTTGCGCCGTGCCGGAAGGTTCGCAGATTTACGTTTGCACGAACGACACGAAAAAAAGACGGTGCATAAATGATGGCGGCACGCCGAACTGCTCCACGCCCACTTGCCAGCCAGACACTTGCTGCAACGGCGCGTGCTGCCAGGGTACGTCGTGCTCAATTAAGGCCGACGTTGTGTGTCAGCAGCTCGGAGGCGTGTTCAAAGGGTGTGGGACGACTTGCGGCGGCGGGATTTGCAATCCGCCGCCGCCGTGCATTGCGCCCTGCTTGGCATTGCCTGGAAACCCAACTGTTACGGCCATCCTTACAATCACAACCGGCGAAGGTTCAAGCTGCCCTGGCGAAAACGTAACGCTAAACCTAACGGTTGGCCGGTTGCCATTTTCTCCGTTTTACGGGGCTGAAAACGTCCCTGTTGGAGGAGTAGGGACCGCCTCTATTTACCTGCGGTGCGATTACGCGCCTGACGGGTGGTACAGCTACGCCGCCTTTACTGGCTGCACGTTTGAAAACGGCCAGTGGACTGGCGGGCAGACGGCATTCAAGACACATCAAGCCGCCACCGTGAACGGGCAGTGCAGGGTCCAGGGGGATAGCAACTACGAAGGTTTTTACGAGGGCTTCGGGTTAACAATTTCGTACACAATGCAGATCGCGTACCCATAATGGCTGTTGTTTTCGGTGTAAATGCGGTTGCTAAATGCACATGTTGCGGCGTCATTTATGACCGCGTGAAGGATGTCGTTGCGTGCAGGTGCCAATGCGAATCGCCACCGCCACAACCGCAGCCACCAGCCACGACCCACGGCCCCGGCACCGAACTGAAAAAGCTCTTGAAGCGCGTCGGCATCACAGCCTCGCCCACCTGCTCCTGTAACGCCCGCGCCCGCAAGATGGACGAGGAGGAGGCCCGCGAGCCCGGCTGGTGCGAGGCCCACGTCGACGAGATCGTTGGCTGGCTGCGTGAGGAGGCGACAAAGCGCGGCCTGCCGTTCGTTGACATGGCCGGTAGTGTGCTGGTGAAGCGGGCGATTAGCAACGCCCGCAAAGCGGAGGCCCGCCGTGCCAAGGAAGCCGCCCAAGGCGAAGACGCCGCAGTTTGACGCCGATCCCTTAGAGGACGACGACCAGCCGCCCTTCACCTTGGACGACGACGGGAACATGGTCCTGCGGCGATCTGCGAAGCCCAAGCCCACGAAAGGAAAAGCCCGTGGCAAAGGCAAAAAGCCTGCTCGCTGAGATTCGCTCAAACATCCCGAGCGGCAAGGCACTCTGCTGGCATCAGAAGGTTGCGCCAGAACACCAAGCAACGCTCGCAGAAATCCGCCGGGCATATCGTGCTGGCGAGTTTGGCACGGGCAAGAAGCCGGTGTGCCGTGGAATCGCGAAGTACCTAACCGACCACGGGATCGCCACCGTGGGCTACCACGGGGTGCTGAATTGGCTCGAAGAAAAATAGCCGACGAGATCGTGGCCGGGATGGAGCAGGCGTCGCAGCTGGCGGCCGACGCCGAACTGGCCCGGCTGCGGGCCGAGGTGGCTTCATACCGGAACCGGTATAAGGCGGCGCTCGCCCAGATCGACAAGGAGCGGGAACGGGCGAACGGCTTGGCCTCGCTGACGAGCCTCAAGCCGGTGGCCTTGAACAAAGGCACCAAGGGCCGCAAGCGGGTGCGGCACGACGCCACGGCGATTCTCATGCTGTCGGACGTTCACGCCGAAGAGCGGGTGCTGCCTGAAACCGTGAACGGCGAAAACGACTACTCGCTCGAAGTGTGTCAGAAGCGGCTCGCCGAGTTAGAGGAGCGATTCCTCGACTGCCTTGAACACGAACGAAACCAGGCGGACGTTCGCCGCGTGCTCATCTGGTTGGGCGGCGACTTCATCACGGGGCACATCCACCCCGACTGCGTAGAGGTGGCACAGCTCTCGCCGATGAACGCCACCCGCTGGATTGCCGAGCGGCTGCGCGGGCTCATCGACAGCGTGGCCAAGCACGCCGAGCAGGTGGTCATCTGCACGAACGCAGGCAACCACGGCCGCAGCAACGAGGGCAAGCCGAGGGTCGCAACAGAACTCGATCATTCGTGGGAGCAGTTGATGTACTTCACGCTCGCCCGCGAAGAGCGAAACAAGAACGTGCAGTGGCAGATTGCCGAGGGGCACCTGGGCTACGTCAACCTTGATGGGTTCCTCGTTCGCACGACCCATGGTCACTCAATTCGGTTCGCTGGGGGCGTCTACGGTCTCGCGCTGCCAGCGAGCAAAGCAATCGCCCGATGGGACGCTGGCCGCAAAGCAGACCTGACGATCTTCGGCCACTACCACTCGTGGGGCTGGCTGCGTGGTGCGAGATACGTTGCGAACGGATCGGTCATTGGACATTCCCCATACGCTGATCGGGTCGCTTCTCCTGAGCGGCCATGTCAAGGCATGGCCATTGTCGATCACCGGCGCAATGAAGTGACGCGAGCGTACCCATTGTTCTGCGACCGAGATTTGCGAAAGGGAAAGGAATGATTGACGTGGCCGACCGACTCAATGGCGATGGCGTGATGCGAGAGGGATTGCGGCCCGGCTCGCGCGAGTTTCTCGACATCCTCGACGAGATTCGCACGCTGCACCTTCGGAAGACAAAAGACTACGGGCAGGACGATGATGCTCTGAGCAACATTCGCAACTCGGCCGATGTCATCAACGTGCCCGCCTACGCTGGCTGCGTGCTGCGAATGAGCGACAAGATGCACCGGCTGCGGTCGTTCTTTCGCCGGGGCGAGGTGGAATTTGACGGCGTGGAAGACACGCTGCTGGACCTTGCGGCGTATTCAATCATTGCCCTGGTGCTGTACCGGGAGAGCGTCGAGTGACCGACCGCCGCGTGCCCTACTCCGAAGACGAGGCGCAGGAAGCGTGGCTGTGGGTGGGACGCCACGGGCCGAGCAACTCGTGGACGGCCACCAACGGCACGGCGGCCAGGATGATCGGCCGCCTGCTCGAAGAACGCGAGCGGCTGCTGGCGATGATCGCGGCGCGCGAGAACTTGCCGAGGCCAGCGGAACAATGAGCCGGGCGGCGGGTTGAGGCGGCAGGTTTTCCTTCCTTTCCCTGCCGCCTCCCCGTCAGCCCGGTTCAGTTGATGTCGAGCGGCGGCAGGAAATCCAAGGCCGACGCCTCGCCCACGATCTTCGGGTCGAGGTAGTGGTCCTTGGTCGTTCGCCCGTCCGCGTGCGTCAGGAACTCCGTGGCATCGCCGCCAGCAGCTTTGACATAGGAACCGGCCGCCTTGCGGATGGCGTGGAAGCCCTTCGGCGTTACGCCTGCCGCTAGGCATATGTCCCGAATCCGTGGCCACAGCGAGCCGATCTCGCGGTGTTCCAGCCAAGGCCATACAAGCTCGTCAGGGCCGCGACGGGCCGCGTCGAGCATCTGAACCAGTTGCGGCGTGATCGCCCGCGTAATCGTGCGCCCGAGCCCCTTGCGGTGTTCCGAGAGAAACGTGACCGTGCGGCGGGTGGAGTCGATCTGCTGCCAGCGTACTTCGAGGTGGCTGCCGATGCGCTCCCCGGTGAAGTAGCACGACATCAAGAGCGTCGGCCAAACCCACGCGGCCGGGACCGGGCCGACCATCCCCTGCCGGGTTTTGGCCACCCGCACCATGCGGCTGATCTCTTCCACCGTGTACGCCTGGGGCGGTCGGTGGGGAACGCGGACGATATTGCGGGCCAGATCGGGGAAGTGCTCCACCAGCCGCTTGCGTGCGGCTGCGTTCCACAGCCCGAGCAGTTGGCACTTGTCCTTTGCCACGGATGCCGGGCGTGCGATCTTGCCCTTGTGTGGCGTGACCGCCCGCCACCGCAGGAACTTGGATACCGTCAGATCCTCTAAGTCAGACAGTTCCGGCTCGCGTTCGAGGAAGTCGCCGAAGCGGTCGATCGAGAACGTGTAGAGCTCGACGCTGCGGGCTTTCAAATTGTGGAGGATCGCATATCTTTCGTGCAGGAACTCTCGCAGTTTCATGGCCTTTCCTTTCGCTTTCCGTGGTCCTTCGGTCACTAGTATACAAAACTTCAGCGGGAGTGCCCTCCGCTGGATGCCTTGTTCACCGCCCGATTATCGGGCGGGAAAGGCGATGCTGGCAACCGGATCGCGCCCCTTTGACACCGCTTGCCACGGCGTTAGTATTGAAGGGCATGATTACCGTGGCACTCCCGACCGGGAAAAAGCTGATTTCCACAGCCGAGGCGGCGAAGATCCTCAACGTCTCGATGGGGAGGGTGCGCCAGCTGGCCCTGCTCGGGGGCGACAAAGGCGGCCTGGACTCGTGGCACGCCGCCCCTACCGCCCTCGTTTTTGACGAGGCCGAGGTGCTCCGATTCGCCAAGCGGGACCGGGGGACCGGCGGCCGTCCTGGCAAGTTTTCCCGAAACTAGCGATTTTCACGGGAAAAACCGGGTCGAAAAAAATAATTTCTCACCCCTTGCTAGTTCTAACGCCGACGCTACAATAGGGCCATGCGAGCAAGTGAGACTCGCAAGCCTGAACCGGGAGACGAAACGATGGAAACGATCACGCTAAACAATCGGACGTACAAGGTTGCCGAGGAGCTCGGCGTTGGCGTGAACGTCGCCCGCGAACTTGGCATCATCCGCCAGTGCATCATTGAGGGCGTCAAGGGCTCCACGCTTCTGTTTCAGGTCTTCGCTGACGGCACCCGCCGCACGATCAACGCGGTAGGCAACCGAGTGACCTACTACCGCTAACCAACGCACAAGGTGGGGCCACCCAGCCCGCCGACAGCCGCAAAATGGGTGGCACTTTCAAACTCGCAAGGAAGCAAACATGAAACGCATCAACTGGGATCGAGCTCTTGAGTCGATGGTGCTGGTCCGCTTGGGCCAAGACCTCGGCCACGACACGCAGCTCGCCCGCTTTGTCCACGACGCCATCGACATGATCCTGACCGCAGCCAAGTCTCTTTTTTGATTTTGTTCTAACGCCGACGCTATGCCACTTGACAGAAGTTCACCCGTCAATACATTTTCGCCACCCTCAAAGGAGCCAGTAAACACATGTACAGTACCGACCCCCATCAGAACGAGTACCTCGCCGCCGTGGCCGGGATGGCCGAGCACACCGCCGCACCGGCCGAGCCCGCCGTGGGCGACTTCATCAGCGGCACGACCAGCGGCAAGACGTGGAGCGGGCGCGTGGAGTGGATCGACGGCCACATGGTGGTGCTCGACGTGGGCGGCAGTTGGCTCCGCGTGCCGCTCGTGGACATCACGCACTAGCAAAAAACACGGGGGAAATGGCACGGATATTG